GCTAATACTCTAACATAAACTGCTGATAAGTCTGTTGTGTTAGCAACTTCGTCCAAAGCAGCTGCGTCAGCACCAGCTTCATAAATTTCAATTTTTTCATTACTGTAATCATATTGAGCTACGTAACCTGATGATTCAGTATCACATACAACCATATGTATAGCTGTAAATCCTAAGTCTCCAGCACTTACTGATTCCCCACCAGTTGGGTATGAGTCGTCAAACTGTATTCTTTTTATGGTGAACTTACTTGCAGTTCCACCACTAATAGCAGCTCCTGTGTGAGCACCACTTGGTGTTGTTATTGTTATTGCCATATTTAGTTTCCTCCTAAAATATAGTTAGTTTATTTTACCTACCTATGGTAGTTGTCCGTTTCCTATTACAAATGCTCTTACGCTTGTTTGTAATGCTAGGTTACCACCGTTTTGTACTTCTGCAGAAGCAGCTCTGTCGCTTACTACTGTTGAAGTATGACATGACACGCTTGCGTTACTTGGTGTTACCAACAGCCATTTAGCTGCGGCTGCAGCATTGTCATCAAAGTATACTGCTACACCATTTGAAGAAGCAGAGTCATCGTTGAAAAGAGTTAGGTAAGAACCATCACTCAATGGAACATATAAGTCTGTTTCTGTAGTGTCATTATCGACCAAAAACTTTGCACCTGATAAATCGGTGTCGCCATTCTCATCTACAAATACTTGCAAACCATCTGTAGCTGCTGCGTTATCATCCCACATAGTTCCAATAGAAGTTGTGGTTAGTGTTGCATTAGCTTGATAAGTAACAGTTGCGTTGTTTGCTGTTACACTTTCAAGGTGAGCTATCTTTCTGTCTGAGTCAGTTCCAATAGTATCAATGTGAGCATACACTGCTATTCCAGCAGAGGCTGCACCATCGGCATCTGTAATTGTTACCGGCACTGGAGCTACTCCATATGCTTTTATTTTTTCATTTGTGTAATCGTATGAAAACGATATCCCATCTGAAGGTTCGATAACTATATTTATAATGTCATCAAAACCTATCATGCCGGGCGTTAAGGCTTCACCACCAGTAGGATAAGAAGAATCAAAGGTAATTTCTATTGCCTTGTACTTCAAGTTACCAGTGTTAGAACCAAACTTGCCCTGCAATACATTGCTACTTGAATCGGTAGCATCTGTTATTGAAATTGCCATTTGTGTATCCCTCCTAGTTTATTGATAGTTTTCTATCTATATTATTATACTGTTTGTTTTATTTTTTCCGTTTTAAAGCTTCGGCTATTCTGTCTCTCTTTTTTCCCCCTGAGCTTCCTTCCTTAAAATCCTCATAGCCCATTCTTTTAGCTTGGGCCGTAGCAACCGCAAAAGGATTATCCACAGCCTTTAGACTAAAAAATCTGCAGACCTTTCAATAGTTCCTCTATAATCCGAAGATTTCTGAAAACATAATTCACATGGACAGTTTGATTTGTACATGTGTTTAGCGTCTTGAGCCATCCAATTAAAGAAGTCATCTGCTTTAGAAATCTTTATTTCTATTTCACCGGAATCCTGTGTGCCGCTTGCTTTGATTCTTTCAGAAGCCATAGCAGTTAAAAGGTTATTAAATCCTTCTGTAGTATTACGTTTACTTGCTTGGGTCTCATAAGAGTTTCCACCTTCCACTACACCTCGTTTCTGGTATTTACCTATCTCAGGCTTAGTTAAAGCTTCATCATAAAAGCGTCTACCTAAGTTGCTTCCAGCTTCGTTCACAGCCCATGGAACATAATTATGCCCCATTGGAGAAGGAATCTTTTCAACCACAGGAGTATTCCTTGCAAACTCTGGCTCAACTTCTTGAGGGAACCCATAACTATCTAAGAGTCTGTGATGCTCTTGTTGCCGGGCTTGAGTATTATATAAAATAGGAAAAGCTTCTATACCATCTTGGGGCATTTCTTTTTTCATATACTCGAGAAATGATTTAGTAAAATCAATATTTCCATCTTGTTTCATAATTAAGTTCACCTCCTGTTTTTGTACGGGCTCATCATCTGACGGTCCTTCATGTGTATTTCCACTGTGTTTTGTACACCAGTAATTAGCTTGTATAGAACCAGTTACTAGGGAACATCCTCCACTGTCTTTTAAAAAATAGTCACAGGTTCCACAATTGAATCCATGTTTTTGCTGACCCTCAGTGGCTTCTTGGTAACTAACTTCTTCTTTAGTAAATTGTTTTTCATCGCTTTCGTCATCTTCATCCGCTTTTACTAAACAACTTCCATCAATACATGTGCCTACATGAGCTTCCCCCGACTTTATTATGTCGAATGAGGCACCTTGGTTAACTCCCTTTTCACAAACAGTTACCTCGGCAAGCTCAAGTTCATCCACCTGCATCACATCTTGTAAACCCTTTTGAATATTTTTTGTCTTTATAGCACTTCCTGCAATACTATAACTCTTTAGCTTCCCACTATGTATTTGTTCCGCTACTTTTTTTGCAATTTTCGTATCATTACGTAACTCAGTTATGAAAAATAATCCATTCCCACTCACTCCTGACTTAAAGATTTGCCCACTTTTGCTTATGTATGCTGGTAAAGCCCAGCCTACTTGTACATCAGAATGTAAAACCATAGCATTTCTAGTCCTAAAGTTTTCCATATATTTATCAAATGCTTTAGCTAATGCAGAAGTAGTTATCAAGTGTCCTTCTCTATCAACTAATTCAATAGAAGCCGGTCCTCCAATAACTAATTTATCATCATCAGCTATATCCATTTTTTTTAAAGCTGTAGTATAAATTCTATTATCTGGGTAAGCTCTGGATAAGGTTAGTAACTCAGCTGGAGAGGCTATACCTGCTTTATGAAGTCTTTTATACTCATCTAAAGCAGAAGTAATTACTTTCATAGTTACCCTACCATCTACAGTCTCAGTTGAATCAATAGCTTTTTCTAGGAATAATACACTAGGTTCTGCTGTTGGGTTCTCATCACATCCACAGTCATCACTGTTATTTAACCAGTTTGATGGATTAGGAATATTTCCCACTTCTGTATTTATAACTTCGGTTGTCATTTTATTCAGCTACTCCCCATATTACACCCGTAAGTGTTGGGGTGTTTTGTGCCGCTATCATTGAAATCTTACCTCTAAAGTCTAGCGGAAACTCACAATTGAAAGAATCGCCACCATAAATAGGAATACCATTAGCAGAAGTTGCTGTTTGGTCAAACGCTAAATAAATAATATCTGCTGCGGTAGCAGACCTATTAGTAAATTGAAATCCTTTAATTTTTGTTAAGGATGGTTTCTTTATAGAAGAGGAAGCATTTGTTGCACCTGTCCATTCATATAAAGGACCTTCACCACCTGTTTGGTTACCATCTAAATAAGTTGAAACTGCTATAGTATCTTCTCTAACCTCAAACATAATTTTGTCTGCATAGAAGTTTATATTGTGTTGTGCAGTTGTTACTAAATATAATCTGTATTTAACTGCATCTGTGTTAGCTGGAATAGCATAAGTAGCTGATAGTTTTACGAAACCTGTAGTTAGGTCATGACTAGCAGATGTACCATGTGATGTTGTTCCAGCAGCGTCTCTTAGGGTTAGTGTAACTGCACCTGATGCTGAAGCTCCACGAACTTCTAATTGAACTGATATATATTGTGTGTTTACACTTCTAGAAATCAATGGAGATTCCCAGTAGAACCCTTCACCAGCAGCTGAGTTAGCTGGGTTTATTAGTAAGGATGCTGCACCCTCTGCTTGTTGTCCGGTATCTCTAGCTCTAGCTGAACCAGTCGCTACAAATTCATCAACAGTAGTTCCTTCTACGCCCGGGTTTAAAACTAAGTTCGTTGCAATTTCACCACCATTGGCTACTATTGAATATACATCCTCAGCAGTTGTGCTAGCCGCATTTGATATTGCTACATATCTATTAGCAGGATGGACGGACTGTCTAGTCGAACTATCTATATCCCATCCCCTGTAATCTGTGTGTCTTTCGTTAGCCATTTATATATTCTCCTATTTATTGAAAGTTATGATAGCTAAAAAGCTACCCATTACCGCAGTTGTATGTACAACTAATATTCCTATTGCTACTAGAATACTTTTCATTCCGTACATTTTGCTCCGCCATTGAGAGATATCATCGACTTTGGTTT